GAACAGTCTACATGGGGAATCAAAGCCTTGTTTTTGTAATGGCGGAGGGGTCTGCCAGCAGCTTGAGCAAGGCTTCCCCACCACAACATGGAGTTGAATCATGACAAGCACACCAACCATTCAGGCTCAATTCTTTCGAGCCGAATCTAAGAACAAATCCAGAATTATCACACACTATTCAGCGCCTTGGTATCGCAAGCTCTGGTGGCGCATTCGCTTGTATTTCATTAACCGGAAGTATGCACGAAGGCTTAGAAAGATTTGAAGCCTTTAAGGAGGAAACCAGAAGGATTGAAAGGCACTATTGGGCGCTGGTTCGTCAGTCCGAAAGGCGCGAGGCGAGCTTCTGCCAGTTATATGAATGCAGTCGTTGCGGCAAGTTGTCGCACCAGAAGCATGAGCGAAACTGCTTTGATTTGAAGCCTTTGGACATTAGCCAGGAAGAGAAGTTCAGCAGGCTGGACGATCCATTCAACGAGAATACTTGGGACGACAAGGCAATCATTGACGATTAGAACCTGCACCAATTGCGGCCTGAAGTTTTTGACCGAAGGCGAGGAAAGGACTTGCGGACAGATTTGTTTTGACGAACTGAAGGCCAAGCACACCAAGCCTCAGTGTGTGATTTGCTCAAAGCGGTTCAATAGAAAGTCCAGCAGCCACAAGACTTGTAGCCACAGTTGTGGCTATGAGCTGAAGAAACAAAACGCTGCCAGATACCGCAACAAAGTCAGAAAGCCGAAAGTCAAGATTGCCTGCGAGCGATGCAGCAAGTTGTTTTTACCCACTCGCAAGGATCAGCGGTTTTGTGGATCTAGGTGCTACAACCAGCACTACAAAAGAACCGTAATCGTTGATCCAAGACCATGTGTTGAATGCGGTGAGGTGTTCCAGCCGAGAACTGAGCGCAACATTCTATGTAGTCACCAATGCCGTTATATCAACGACAAAAGACGAGCTTACGTCAGAGGCACGATTTCCAGAATGCCTGGGACTTTGAAACCCAAAGAATGTCTGGTTTGCCAGAAGACGTTTCAACCAAAAGCTGGAAGCCAAAAATACTGTAGCCCAACCTGCAACGGTTTGGTTCACCTCAAAAGAAACCGCTCAAGGCTTGACCACAACAGACTTCTTAAATGCTGGATTTGTTCAAAGCAATTTAAGCCAGTGACGAGCAAAAGCCGAGCAAAGTTTTGTTCTGCTGAATGCCGCAAAGTCCACTTTGGAAATAAGGCTGCTGAGAAAAGACAAGAGCTAGAGATTGAGGCGAAGAAGCAGGTTGAAGTCAAAGAAAAGTGGAATGACGCATCAGTCACTTCAACCGAAGTTCCGGCTGATTCGATGTTTCCCGAAGAGATCCTTGCGTTTATCAAGCGAGGTGGACAAATCACGCAATACCTGAATCCGGTCTGGGTAGAAGGTTCAAAACCTTCTCAATACGAGGATGATTTTATAACAGATTAAGCCTTCTGGTTTTCCGGTTTTGCCCATCCTCCCTAAAAAAACGGGCAACCATTCATGTGCCGGAGTAAGCAATAAAGCTTTTCTCAACTCAAGCTAAAGCTGGCTGGAAGGCGCGAATGATTTACAAAGAGATTAAGCCTTCCGGTTTTCGGTGTTGCTGGGATCAATCATGGCTGCAAAGCTTCAAAATCAGCAACAAGCATTGAACCGAAGAAAGTGATAAAGCTTTACGAGATAACTTAATTGAACAGAAGGCGTAGGTCATAGCGTCATTTTGTCAAAAAAGTATCCGAATTTAAGCTCAAGCTGGCTGGAAGGCGCGAACAAATAAGGTGCGATGGGTTAAGCTGCGTTTAGTTATGATTCGATCGGTTGTGTTAAGACAAGGTTATTTAAAGCTAGTGAGATGAACATTTAGGTGTTCATCTTCCTGTCTTTAAATAGTGTTTGATCTGATACGCTTGGATACGTTGTGATCGGTTGCGTCAAGATTTGACATGCTAGGGTATGCCAAGGTTGAATGCGTTATGTTCTGTTACGCTTTGATAGGTTGGGCCAAGATTTGTTAGATCATGCTTAGATTTGTTCAGGCAGGACAAGAGAACCTTTAAAGGTACTCATTATTAATATGGTATGGAGTGGTATGGACCACTCCTTTCCATCATTCACTCATGATTAAAAGGAAAATATGGAAATTGGAAATTTCAGGCTCACAGGTGTGACGCCTTTGCTGATGCACAATAACGTTACGACTGACCCACTGCATCCATTAGCGAAAGCAGCAAAGAAGATTTCAGCCGTAAAGAAGAAAACGGAAGAGCATCACTTAGAACTTCAGTGGATTGACTTCTGTTCTGGTCTTTATCATGACGAGAAGATTGGACCTTACATTCCTGGCTATGCTATTGATGCCGTAATTCGAGAAGCTGCGAAACTCAGCAAAGATGGAACAACCGTCAAGCGAGCCTTGCAGTGTACAGTTGAGAAATGCCGTCTTGAATATGATGGGCCAAGATCCATCAAAGGACTGTATGACAAGAACTTTTTTGATCGCAGACCAGTGACCGTCAACCGGAACAAAGTCATACGGACTAGGCCATGCTTCCCAGAGTGGTCAGCAGACATTCAGATAGCTTATGAGCCGAGTTTTTTAAACCGTGAGCAGGTTGAGCGATTCATTGATATTGCTGGGAAAATGATGGGTTTGTTGGACTATCGACCAACCTACGGAAAGTTTAACTCGGAGATTATCAAATGAATGAAGAAAAGTTTGATTTGCTCCCAGAATTTCCAGCTTGGAAGGCTCAGATTCCTGACCTGTTGAAACGGTATCAATTGGGCGAGTTGATCCCAAGTGAATACTTTTTTGAGTTGTTTGACAACAACCCCAAGGAAGCTGGAATCAATGCCGTTGAGTATCAAAAGCGACAGCTTCAGATGATGACAGACATGGATCGTCTAAAGAAAATTCTGTTGGTTCAATACAAGCGTGATTTGCAGAATGTCCACGCTCAAGGCTATCGGTTGGTTCCGCCAGCCGAGCAAGCAGAAATTGCCGAAAGAGAAGTGCATGTGCAGATTGTAAAGGTATTGAAAAAGGCAGAAGAGCGAGTTGTAAACACTGACCTTGAAGCACTTAATCAAGATGAAAAACGGAGGCATATGGACGCTTCAGTTCGTTTAATTAACCTAGCGAACATGGCAAAAAACGAGCGTAAGCTTGTGCCACACTACCGAGAGCAAGACCTTATTGAATAGGGTGAGGTTCGATATGTTGCGATAGGATTAGATATGCTGATGTGAGCTATGTTCTGCTCTGTTTCGATGAGTTGCAATGGTGTCGGGTGTGATATGTTGAGGTTAAATAAGGTAAGGAACAACAACCTCGCTGGAAAAGTTAAGCATTTATCGAATAAGGCAATAATTAATATGTTTGGGTAGGATGTGTTCAGTTAAGATCGGATTTTTTCAGATCAGTTCTGGTGAGTTCGGCTAATTTGAGTCCGGTTGAGATAAGATTAGTTCAGACCAGTTATGGTCTGGTAAGGTAACCAAAAAGGATAGTTATGAACGAATTAATCAAATCAGTAGCGTCAGAGTTAGGAGTTGACCAAAATACACTGCATGAAGTGTTGTCGAAGTCCATTTTACCAACCGGAACCAAGCAAGAACATCTGGTTGCGTTTTTGACCATAGCCAAGCAGTTCAAGTTGAATCCGGTGACAAAGGAAATTTGGGCATTCCCAGACAACAAAGGCGGAATCACAACCAGTATTTCCGTCGATGGCTACATCAAGATCATGAACAACCATCCGCAGTTTGAGCGGATTGAATTCGGCAGAGAGGCAGATGACAAAGGCAAAGTCATTTCCGCCACGGCTCGCATTTATCGCAAAGACCGAACCCATCCAACCGAGGTGACAGAATATCTAAGCGATTGTTATAACGATCGAAGTCCAGCATGGAAGAACTACCCCAACCGAATGCTGAGACAAGCAGCCATGAAGCAAGCCATCCGCTTGTGCTTTGGCATCACTGGCCTAGATGGAGAGTTTGATGAAAACGGAGCAACCGTTGAACCGAATCCGCCAGACAATGAGCCATTTATTGAGGCAAAGGCCAATCCGGTTTTTGAACGCTGCAAGGCGCAGTTTGAAGAAGCCAAGAACCGCAACGGTTACGAAAACGCTCGACGCATGGCGCGAGAAGCCAGCAATCACAAGCAACTGAGCAAAGACGAAATCACTGCATTGACGCAACTGATGACCCAGACCGAAGACCGTTTGGGGTTGATACCGGAGACTGATGAAAGTGAAGCTGTCGTGGCATGAGCTGGCAATGGCTACCGAAATCGGAAGATTGCGAAACCTAGCGAATATCAAGTATCAGCGCAAGGATTCTACCAACCAGACTCGCTACGATTGGCACAATCATTTGGAAGGCGCTTGTGGTGAATTAGCGGTTGCCAAGGCATTAGGCCGCTATTGGGACGGCAGCGTGGATACGTTCAAAAAACCGGACGTTTGCGGCTTTCAGGTACGCACGGCATTGAGCCACAAGAACCTCATCATCAGACCGATTGATTCCGGTGAGGACAACTTTGTCTTGGTGACAGGCAATTCGCCAGTTTACGAGATTCACGGCTGGATCAAAGGCAGCGAAGGCAAGCAAGACCAGTTCTGGAGAACAGACGTTCGTTCTCCTGCTTGGTTTGTTCCGATTAAATACCTCAATCCTTTTGAAACGCTAGAGGTTTGAATGACCGTCATCAAGCGAGTTCCCGATAATATTCCATACACGGTAATCGGGAATCACATTCTACAGAATGACAACCTCTCACTAACTGCCAGAGGCTTGCTAGCGTATCTCATCAGCAAGCCACCAGACTTTCAGATTCGGGTTGACCAGTTGCGTGACCATTTTCAGGAAGGCCGAAGGCGAGTAACAAACGCATTGGAAGAACTGAAGGAATCGGGATTTCTGAAGAAGCAACAAATCCGCAATGACAAAGGACAGGTGAAGTCTTGGCAATGGATTATTAGCCAAGAGCCACAGAATCCAGATGTCCAGATGTCCACTTCTAGCCATCTGGAAAATGAACCTGAAAAACCAGATGTCCAGATGTCCACAAGTAGCCATGTGGACAACTATATAAATAAAAGAAATAAGGATGAAATTAAATATAAAGAAAAAAATAAAGAATTAGATCCAGCTTTTGAAAGCTGGTGGAGTGATTGGCGGATGAAGGTGACGAGGAATCCAGGCAGGAAGGCAAAAGCCAAGGAACACTTCAAAAGGCTGTTGGCAAACTTCAGCGTTGCTGAGATTGAGATTGCCACGAATCACTACTTGGCAGAATGCGGAGACAGCTACACCAAGGACGCTGAACGCTTTCTAGTCGCAGACTTGATTCAGCAGCACCAAGAACCGCCAATTGTGCCAATCCGAGGCAAGCCGCAGGAACAAACTCGCAGACTCACCGCACAAGAGCAATCAGTCAAACGCATGTTGGAGGATTATGCAGAACGTAACGGAGAAACAGGTGATTCAGGCTTTGGCAATGGTTTCGATGAATTTAAATCGACCCATACCGGAAGGATTGCACAAACTCTGGGTTCAAGCCTTTTGCAATGAGGCTCAGATTGAACAAGCTGACTTCTCCAAAGCCATTACGAAAGTCATCAGCACAATGAGCCAATGGCCCACTATTGCGGACATCAACGCAGTTTTGAATGTCATTGCGAAGTATCGGATTCAAGAACCAAAAGCCTTGGCTTCCGTTGATTGCCGGAAACGTCAACAACTCTCAAAGCAGTACCTGACTCAGTTGAAGGCTCTTGCAAGCACCTAATGATTACCTTCAATATCAGACCAGTACCTAAGCCAAGGCAGAGCATACGGGATAAGTGGTCGCCTTCAAAGTCAACGCTCAGATACAGACTATTCGCAGATGAGCTTCGTTATCAAGCAATGGACAAAAAGTTTGAGTTGCCAGATTCCTTTGCCGTTGAGTTTGTCATTCCCATGCCGAAAAGTTGGTCCACTCGCCAAAAGTCATTGATGAACGGAAAACCACATAAGCAAACACCTGATTTGTCCAACCTTCTCAAATCCTTGGAAGACGCACTGAGAAAAGAAGACAAAGAAATCTGGGACGTTCACGCCAGCAAACGCTGGGGAGAAACCGGACTGATTCGGATTTATTCACCAAACGACGATTTTGATTGGGCTGACTGATGATCTTATCTCACCAAACTTTGAATGGACTCAAAGAGTTGGGGCATTTGCCACGATTCGCCCAGGTTGG